TTCAGAGTTTGAATTGATATGGAGCAGAAATAAACATAAACGCAGAATGCTTCGACATGATTGGTTCGGCTTTTTATCAAGCGAGAACGGAGCAGATGCAAGAAATAGAGTGCATCCAACACAAAAGCCTGTAACCCTTCTCACAGACATTATCAATCAATGGGGGAAAGAAGCAAATGCGATTGTTGACCTTTTCGGCGGTAGTGGTAGCACACTAATAGCCTGTGAACAGTTAAACAGAAAATGTTATATGTGTGAATTAGATCCGCACTATATTGATGTGATAATAGACAGATGGGAAACCTTTACAGGGGAAAAGGCGGTGTTATTGAATGGCTCGTGACGGAACCAAGAATTTAATACCTTTTAGCGAACGAAGCAAAGACGAAGCAAAAGAGAGCGGACGTATTGGCGGCATAGCATCGGGCGAGGCACGCAGGGCAAAGCGTGACATGCGAGAGCGCATGAAGATGATGCTTGAGGAAAAGCCAAAGGGCAAGGATTACACCTATGCCGACAGGCTGACGGAGTCAATGCTGACCATAGCGGCGAACCCGAAAAACGGTGCGGCGGCGGTCAGAGCGTATGAAACTATCCTGCACATCATCGGGCAGGATGAACCCGAAGCAAGGCAGGATGCGCTTGACCTTCTGCGGCAGATACTGGAAGCGAATGTGAACAATGCACGGATACAGACTGAGCAGGAAACAGAGTGAATATATCCTCAATGCTGACGCAAGGTATAATCTCAAGATCGGCGCAGTGCGTTCGGGCAAGTCCTTTGTTGATATAGTCCACACGATACCGAAGCGGCTCATAACGGTTGCTGACGATCCGGGACTTAATCTGTTTTTGGGGGTATCGAAGGAAACGATTGAGCGAAACGTTTTACAGCCGATGAGGGAGCAATACACGGATGAGATTGTCGGCACAATCAATAACCGTAACATTGCTTACGTCTGCGGCGTGCCTGTGTACTGCTTGGGGGCGGAAAAAATAACGCAGGTCGCAAAGATACAGGGTATGTCGGTAAAGTACTGTTACGGTGACGAGATAGCAAAATGGAATCCCGAAGTATTCTATATGCTACAATCCCGACTGGACAAGCCGTACAGCCGCTTTGACGGATCATGCAACCCGGAATATCCGGGGCATTGGCTCAAGCAATTCATTGACCGTGAGGACATAGACCTGTATCTTCAGCACTACACCATTTTCGACAATCCGTTCCTTCCGCCCGAATTTGTCGAGAACCTGTGCAAGGAGTACGCCGGGACGGTGTATTACGGCAGATACATACAGGGCGAGTGGACACTTGCGGAGGGGCTGATTTACCCGATGTACCAAGAGGCGATTGCAGAGCCGCCCGAAGGCAATCCCGAAGAGAGGTGCATATCCATTGACTACGGCACAATGAACGCCTTTGCGGCTATCCTGTGGGAGCATCACGGCAAGGTGTGGTATGCCGTCCGGGAATACTATTACTCCGGGCGTGACACAGGAACGCAGAAGACGGATGAGGAATACGCCGTTGACTTGGACAGATGGCTGAGTGATATCAAAGGGCGGCTGAAGGTATATATAGATCCGTCAGCGGCATCGTTTATCGCACAACTGCGGCGCAGGGTAGATGATAACGGCGTGAAGAAGTATGCTGTCATTCCTGCGGATAACGATGTACTGGACGGCATCAGAGACACGGCAACGTGCATGAGGCGAGGAACAATCAAGATATCGCCGCAGATGGCAAACTGGCTGAAGGAAGTACAGGGTTATGTATGGGATGAAACAGAAGGCGTGGAGCGTCCTGTGAAGATTGCAGACCATCTCCAAGACGCAGTACGTTATTTTGTTCGAACACGACACTTGGCACAAACGAGGAGAGAGGTGAGCGGAAATGGTTACGTATCAGGATTTGCTTGAAGTAGGCGAAAACGAGCAGAACCGCATGGATTTTGTCCGGGGAGTGATAAACAGCTACAAAGGCTCCGAAGGATACAAAATGGCGGTTATTGCTGACGAGTACGACAGGCACAGAAACCGAACGATCAGGCTGTACGAGAAAGTGCTGTATGATATGGCAGGAAGGGCAAGACCTGACCCATACAGCGCAAACTTTAAGATAGCATCCCGGTTCTTTAATAGGTTCATCGTGCAGGAAGTGCAGTATCTTCTCGGCAACGGCGTAACGTGGGGAAGCGGAGCGGCAGACGGAAAGTTTGGGAAAGACTTTGACACACGATTGCAGGATATAGCACACAAGGCACTTGTCGGCGGCGTGGCTTTTGGTTTTTTCAATGCGGATCACGTAGACGTATTTTCAGCGATGGAGTTTGCGCCGCTGTTTGACGAGGAGAACGGCGCACTGTCCGCAGGCGTGAGGTTTTGGCAGTTGGCGGCTAATAAGCCGATGAGAGCAACGCTTTATGAACTTGACGGCTACACGGACTATATGTGGAAGGACGGCAAGGGCGAGATACTGCATGACAAGCGTCCGTACATCGTGAGCAGGATCTATACGGATGCGATGGACGTTGACATATACGAGGGCAGAAATTACCCCGGCTTCCCGATCATTCCCCTTTACGGCAACCCGGCGCATCAGTCAGAACTGATTGGCTTGTGGGAACAGATAGACGCTTATGACCTTATCAAGTCAGGGTTTGCGGATGACTTGGATGATATTGCAAGCGTTTACTGGACACTGCGCAAGGCAGGCGGCATGGATGACGTAGACCTTGCGGAGTTTGTCAGACGGCTGAGAAACCTGCACGCAGTCACGGATACCAACGAGGAGATGATTGCAGAGCCGCACGTCGTTGACCTTCCGTATGCAGGCAGAGAGGCACTGCTTGACCGCTTACGCAGTGACCTTTACGATGATGCAATGGCACTTGACGTAAAGGAGATTGCAAGCGGCGCAACGACAGCAACACAGATCCGGGCGGCATACGAACCGCTCGACCTCAAGACCACACAGCTTGAATACTGCCTGCTTGACTTTATCTCCGGGCTGTTAGCAGTGGCAGGCGTGGAAGACGAAGCAACATTTACCCGGTCACGAATCGTCAATACGAACGAAGAAGTGCTGACATTGACAGCGGCTAGTATGTATCTGCCGGAAGAGTACATTACTGAAAAGATACTGACTGTATTTGGAGACGGTGACAGGGCTGACGAGATCATAAAGCAGATGGCGGCTGACAATCTGAAGATGCCGAAGGAACAGCCCGAAGAAGAGCCAGAAGAAGCAGAGGAAGAAATCGAGGCTGAGGAAGAGGTGTGATGAATGGACATTGCACACAAGCGCACAGATAAAATCCTTGAGGATCTGGAAAAGCGGATAGCCAAAGAGTATAAGCAGGCAGGGAAAGAAGTCGAGCGCAAAATGACTGAATACCTTGCTGACATTCGCAAGCGTGGCGAGGTCATGCGGCAGAAGATGCTTGCAGGGGAAATCAGCAAGCAGGAATACAGACGGTGGATGACCTCCCACATTGCTGTTGGTAAACGATGGCAGGAGATGCGAGACAATCTTGCACAGGACTATGCCAACGCCGGGAAGATAGCAAGGAAAATGACCGGGGAAACATTGCCAGATGTGTACGCCTTAAACCATAATTTTGCGGCGTGGGAGATAGAAACGAAGGGGCGTGTGGATCTGTCATACACGCTTTATGACCGCCACACGGTGGAGCGGCTTATAAGGGATAACCCGAAGTTGTTGCCTGACCCGAACCCAAACACGGCACGAGGGCGGATGATACTGGAACACAAAGAGTTGCAGTGGAATCGCCAAGAGATAACGTCAGCGGTCACACAGGGCATATTGCAGGGTGAACCAGTACACAAGATAGCAGACCGAATGGCAAAGGTCACAGACCGCAATTACGCAGGGGCTATACGTAATGCGAGAACTGCGGTCACATCGGCGCAGAACGGCGGCAGAATGGACTGCTACCGGGATGCCGAGAAGATGGGCATTGACATTAGAGGAAAAACATGGGTTGCTATTTTGGATGACCGCACACGACACGCACACAGGCAGTTGCACGGTCAGACGGTAGCACTTGACGAGCCGTTCCGGGCTGACGGTTACGAGATCATGTTCCCCGGAGATCCTGCGGCTGACCCGGCTATGTTGTATAACTGCCGATGCACGATGATATCACAGATCAAGGGTCATGAGGTGGACGTTCCGAAGACAGCCCCCGGTTTGGAAGGTATCACTTTTGATGAGTGGCAAAAGGGGAAGAACTCCCCGAAATGGGAGGAGGCGAGAAAACGTGCCAAAGGTTGAGTTTAGGGTCGGCACTGATAACACGGCACAGACCATAGAAGCAACGAGGGAAGCGATCAAAGCGGCGTTGGAGGCTGTCGGGCTACAGGCAGAGGCACACGCCAAAAATAACATTACTGCGGCTATCCCAAGGTATCCGTCTTGGTACTCAAACACTGGCAATCTCCGTAACAGCATAACGCACGAGGCAGATGACGAGTCGGTTGTCATTGGAACCAATGTCGAATATGCGATCTATAATGAGTTGGGCACTGGCAGATATGCGGAAGGCGGCGGAAGGACTACGCCATGGAAATACATTGGATCTGACGGAGAGTGGCATATGACAAGCGGTATCACGGCAGTGCATTTCCTGCGTAATGCGATACAAGACCATTTGGGAGAGTACGAACAGATTATTGCTGACGAACTGACAAAGCGTATGTCTTGATTTTATGCGAAGTATGGGGTAAAATATCTGTGAAAAAGCTGAATAACGGCGAAATGAGATGCGATTGCGGCAAGCTGATAGCTGTCGAACGCAACGGACGCATTTTTGTTAAGTGCAGATGTTGCGGACGGCAGGTAGAAGTCGCAAGAGATCCCAGAGGGCAAGACTCCAGAGGACAGTAAATCACTCAAAGAAAAGAGTGAGGCACTGTCCTCTTTTCGTTTGTCAAAAGAAGCTGACAGACTACTTCCGAAGAACAGGAGGAAAACACATGGCGCTTACGAGGCGATTTCTCGCCGCCCTTGGCATTGAAGCGGACAAGGTTGACGAGATCATTACAGCACATACCGAAACCGTAAACGGGCTTAAGGAAGAAATCAGCAAATACAAAGCTGAAGCGGACAAAGTCCCGGATATGGAGAAGGAATTGACCGACCTTAGAAAGACCGCAAAGGACGGCGGCGAGTACGACAAGCTGAAGAAAGAGTTTGAGGACTACAAAGCTGAGGTAAAGGGCAAAGAGGAACACGCCGCAAAGCAGGCGGCTCTCCGTGAGGTCGCAAAGGACGCCGGGCTTACGGAAGCAGGCATTGCAAAGGTGCTGAAGTATACCGACTACGGTTTTGAGCTTGACGATAAGGGCAAGATCAAAGACGCAAAGGACATGATCAAGTCTATCCGGGAAGAGTGGTCAGAACACATTCAGAAGGTAGACGAGCACGGGGCAAAAACGCCGACTCCCCCGATAGGTGGAACTGGCAAGAAGTACACAACAAAAGAAGAGATCATGGCAATCAAGGACACTGCCGAAAGACAGAAAGCGATTGCCGAGAACTCCGAACTTTTCGGATTTTAAGAGAGGTATAAGAATATGGCAAATGTAGTAACCACAGCCGAAACTAATCTCGTTACGGCGGAGAAGCTTAAAAGAGCAAGAGAAGTCGATTTTGTAAATCTGTTTACGCATGGATCACTGCAGAAGTTTATGGAAGTGCTCGGCGTTACAAGACGCATTCCGATGATGGAAGGCACAACCATGTACGTATATGAGACAACGGGAACGCTTCAGAGCGGCGCAGTTGCTGAGGGCGAGATCATTCCGCTTTCCCAGTACGAGCAGACCAAAACCCCGGTCGGAGAGATCACGCTGAAGAAGTGGAGAAAGGCAGTTTCCGCAGAAGCGATCAAAAAGAGCGGATATGCAACAGCAGTTGCCGAGACTGATGCGGCTATGCTTAAGGACGTGCAGAAGGCAATCAGAACTGATTTCTTCGGTTTCCTCAACGGCACGATCACCGGAAGCGAGACAGCAACAGGAACAGGGCTGCAGGCGGCACTTGCTGACGCATGGGGCAAACTGCAGGTCAAGTTTGAAGATGATGCGGCAGAGGCTGTTTACTTCGTCAACCCTGTAGACCTTGCCACATATCTTGGCGGCGCACAGATCACAACACAGAACGTCTTCGGCTTGAATTACATTGAGGATTTCCTTGGTCTTGGTACGGTCATCCTGACAAGCCGTGTAACCGCAGGAACATTTATCGCAACCGCAAAGCAGAACCTGATTGTTTACTACCTGACCATGAACGGAGATGTTGCAGACGCTTTCGAACTGACTGCGGATGAGACAGGGTTTGTCGGCATCAAGAGCGGCTACCAGAACGAGGCAAGGGCACAGATCGAGTCCCTCGTTATGAGCGGCATCCAGTTCCTCGTTGAGTATGCGGCAGGCGTAGTAAAGGGAACGATTGGCGGACAGGGCTGATAGTATGGCGAGACGCAAAAAGTATTTAACGGTGGCGGCTATCCAGTGGCTGAACATCAGACGGGAGCCGTCACTGTCTGCCCCGATTATCGGCAAGTATCTTCCGGGGGAAAAGGTAGAGATAGAAGACAAAGAAGCCCCGGAAGGGTGGATTGCCGTCAAGGGCGGATACATCATGGAAAGATTTACAAAGTGAGGTAGTGAGATGCTTGCGGAAGTTTGCGCAGAGATCCGCAACTGGTTTGCGGTCACAAAGTATTTCGGGACAATCACGATCAGAGATAACGTTGTGTATATCACAAACAAGCGTGGCATCTTCGTGACTGGCGATATCCCGGTAAGAGATTATATACAAGAGGGGCAGTACTTCCGCATCATCGGCAGTCTTTTCAATGATGGGGTTTATAAGATGCCCTCTTCAGAACTCAAGGATGAGACTTTCGAAGGGGCAATCTGGGCGATGGCGGTTCCTCCTGCCGTCATCGCTTTGAGTGACGAGATAGACGCATGGAGGAAAAGATACGAGACGGAAGACAGCGGCGCATTATCCCCGTATGTGTCAGAGTCCTTTGGCGGGTATTCGTACTCCAAAGGCTCGTCTGCATCATATTCCGGGAATGCGCGCCCGACATCTTGGCAGAACGTTTTTGCCGCACGTTTGGATCATTGGAGGAAAGTATGAGCCTTTTAGCGGAAGCATTTGAGTCCTGTGTGATGATAGACAAAACCACACAGCCTGACGGTTATGGCGGCATTGAGGTCGCATGGACAGACGGAGCGCAGTTTGAGTGTGCAATTGTTTTAGATACGTCCATGCAGGCGAGGATTGCCGAAGCGCAGGGCGTTAAAGGGCTGTACACCATCACCACACGTAAGGGCATTAATTTACAGTACCATGACGTATTGCGCCGGGTGAGAGATGGGAAAATCTTCCGTGTCACATCGGACGGGAATGATAAGCGTACTCCTGCAAGCGCAGGGCTTAACATGAGACAGGTATCAGCGGAGGAGTGGGAACTTCCAAATGGATAAAGAACAGGCTATACAGGCTTTTTGGGAGAGTTTCGGACTCCCGGCATATGATGAGTACGCCGTTCCCGATGATGCCAAGATGCCGTATATAACATATACGTCCATGACAGGGGCTGTCGGTGATGTGCTTGCGCTGTCGGGGTCTATTTGGTATTACTCCCCATCATGGAAAGACATATCAAGGAAAAGGGATGAGATTGCGGAAGCTGTCGGGGAGAACGGGTACTATATCCGAGCTATAGATGGCGGCTATATGTGGATCAAGCGAGGAAGTCCTTTTTCGCAAAGAATGCAAGAGCCGGGGAGTGACATGACCCGGCGTATGTATATCAACCTGTTGGCGGAGTTTTTAACCGCATTTTAAGGAGATAAAGATGGGAACATTTACGAAAATCAGTTCGAACGCCTTTGACGAAATGCAGTTGGACGCAGGCGTTTTGCTCAATACTTTTAATCCGGCTTCCCCGGAGGTCACGGATGAGGCAATCATTACGGCTACCACAGGCGG